GTGTTTTGGAGTTCTATCTCAGAAACAAATTCACTTTTACTATTATCATCAATAATAATAATTTTATTGAGTGGGTAAAACTTCCGTAATGATGTGTAAGCTTCGACCCAATACTGATCGGTAGTTTTATTCTGAACACATCTTAATATTATGAATCCTAAACTCATTTACGTATGTATTAATATATCCGTTTATTTTTTTAGGTATGTTGGTAATCTATCAATGTCAAATATAGGATTTTCATTCGCAATTCTCATATTTTTTTCTATAAACTGACTGAAATACTTTTCTGACAATTGTGCTTCAGGAACACAATTATGAACATTACGTGCAATCATTTTGTAGAGTTTAAATCCTGGATACCTATCTTTATATTTTCTGGTATACAAAATATTGTACCCATTATCATCTGTTACCCATTTTGTTATTATTTTTTGTAATTTGTCCATATCATTTGGATGTGTTTTTTTGTCTATTACGAAATCATAGATACTACATGCTAAACGGCACAAATCAAAACTGTAATTTGGTTCTAATCTTGGTTTTCTTTTATCAAAAAAAGGATCACAATTGTATTGTGTAGAACCGTCTCCGTTAGGACCGAAACTATCACTGCAAAATAAATTTCCTTGAAATGTATATATACTTCGTCCGAAATCTATAATTTTGAATATTTTCCCGAATGTCGGGACTTTGTAATATTTGTTGTTGAACTTGTACCATAAAAACTTCTTATCTGTTAAAGAGTACATTACATTATTTGTGTGAAGGTCATTATGAGTGAAATTGAAAACTTTTTGATAAACTATAAGTGTCATTATTACTTGCATTAAGATTGAAGCAAACATTCCCTCATCAATTCTATCACGTACCAAAAGTTGGTCTAGTGTCCCATAATATTTCTCCATACATATCATCTGAATAGGAAAATCTTTTATATGAAGAATTGCATCTGTACAGTATGTTTCGTCGTCGTCAATATCTTCCCATGAAGATGTAGTTGAATTTTTACTGTTAGAAGTTATTTCACTATTAGAATCAGTTTCACTATTAGAATCAGTTTCACTATTAGAATCAGTTTCACTATTAGAATCAGTTGAATAGTTGTCACTACTATTATCACTATCTGTATATAGTGAATTTGTATCGAGTTCTATATCTCCCACACAAATATCCATATTGTCAACACTTAATTCCATTACATCTATATCTATATCTACATCCATCATGTCTGGATTACAAATAATTTCGTCATTATCACATGGGACATCAACTATTTCAACTTTTATCTGCTCTTCTGAAATATTTACATCATTGGAGAGGGACGTGTTGATTTTAGATTTTTGTCTTCTTGTATCATTTCCGTTCGAACTGTAATAATTATCCAAAATGTCATAATTTTCCAGAGTGAAATTTTCACCTAAGTTCTTGACAAAGAATGGTGAATCTAACAAATAATCCAAATCATCTTCAATATTAACCTTAAACTTTTCTTGAATTCCTAAATATGAACCATAATAATCGACACCATGTTCGAATTCGTGGTGATTTAATAAAATGCTCGTCAGGAAATAAAAAAAGTTGTCAACGTATGATGCATTTAAATAATCTAACATCTTTGGAGAACACGTCTCTGTTGTTGATGTTATTTTCGGTAATGATTTTAGGTTTTCGCCTTCTATTTCATATTTTCCAACCATGTATCTTATTGGATCTAAAAGAGGAGAAAATTTAGTAAATATTTCTTTACATTCTACTTGTTTTGTTGTAATATTGAAGACAGAATGTAGGTCAATTATACGTCTAGGGTGATTTAGTGAAATAACATTATAATTGGATTCATTCAAGTCAAAAAATAATCTGTAGATTGGGTTGTACTGCTGTAAATTGCTAATTTTGTACGACTCATTGGATTCATTTTTTGTTAATTCTCCTAAATTAATTAACTTCTGTTTGTGATAATGTAAAGAAAATTTTGCTGAAACTGACATAATGAATCTTTCTTTATATTTTAAGCGATTGATAATATTTCACATTTACAAACGTTATATTTCTGTTTTAAATTTTAAATTTTAAATTTTAAATTTTTCAATTTTTATATTTTTTAATTTTTTAATTTTTTAATTTTTATATTATATTTTTATTTTTAAAAAAATAAAAAATTGATTTACTTTTTTCGAAGCTATTATCTTAGAACATCATAATATTTTAATGAAAAATGAAACCGATTAACATGAACAATTTTTTTGAGAATATGAACTCTTTACCGACTGCATTAACATCAGAGATATATTCCATGGATTCCACATACCATAAAGTGTTTTCCACAACTCAATTTGTGACTGACCTCAAAGAAACATATTATGATATTATGAACACTCCAGAGGTTATCAATCAATTCATCAGTCAAATGGTCACGTGCTATGGTTCTGAATGGGGGTATATTGACAGACATCCCTTTTACTGGGTACAACTACGACAAACAACGTCTTTCCTTGCATTATATTCAGTTCATTTATTTCCTAAGGAAGCCGGGATCACAAAATTCAAAATTACAAAAAAAGGAACTGACCGTAATGTAGATGATGATTACGATGGTTTTGTTTGCGGTCCTGAAATTCATAAAATATTTTACAATGATGAAACGTGGTTCGATTTTGAAGATGCGGTAATAAGATATTCCGGTTCTGACATCGAAAAAAATTTATTTATATACGCAAAGGAAAAACTCATTCACGCAACCCCCCCCCAAGTGTCTTCTTTTGTCTTTGATGACTGGTTTAATTCAGACAACGATATATTACAATTCGATGACTACTGGACCATTAATATCTAGAATTTTGTCCTTATTGTGGACATTCATACAATTTTATCCAAAGAAAATAGAATATAGGAGTAAAGAAGAAAACTAGCAATAAAAACCATTGCTTTTAAATTAGTTCATGCTTTCGCATTATATTAGAGTATTATTAGTTCATGCTTTCGCATTATATTAGCGTATTATTAGTTCATGCTTTCGTATTATATTATCGTATTATTAGTTTATGCTTTCTATTAGCGTACTATTAGCACATCTTTATGATTTATTTAAATTAAAAATTTTTTTTTCGACATTTATTAATTTTCGTTTTTTCCAAGATTAAAAAATATGTATAATATTATCAATACATATATTATTATACATGACACTCGAATTAAAAAAATTCGATATGCGTTCCATAACGTTTCGTCCTGATGAGAATAAAGGTCCTGTAATTGTGATGGTTGGTAGACGAGACACTGGTAAGAGTATGTTGGTAAGAGATTTATTATATAATCATCGAGATATTCCAATAGGAACAGTCATATCAGGGACAGAAGCGGGAAATGGGTTTTATTCTCAGTTAGTGCCCAAACTTTTCATTCATGAAGAGTATAACTCGGTAATAATTGAGAACATATTAAAACGTCAAAGAGCAGTAATGAAACAAGTCGGTAAAGAACTTACTTTATATAAAAAAACGTCAATTGACCCTCGAACCTTTGTAATATTGGATGATTGTTTGTATGACGATAAATGGACAAGAGATAAACTGATGCGTCTTCTTTTTATGAATGGACGACACTGGAAAGTAATGTTGGTTATAACAATGCAGTACCCATTGGGAATACCACCCAATCTGAGAACAAATATAGATTATGTTTTTATTTTGCGTGAAAACGTTGGAGGAAATAGAAAACGTCTTTATATTAATTATGCTTCTATGTTTGCCACATATGAAGCGTTTTGTTCTGTTCTTGATAATTGCACCGAGAATTATGAATGTCTTGTAATCAATAATAATTCAAAATCTAACAAATTACAGGATCAGATATTTTGGTACAGAGCAGAACAACGAGGTAATTTTAAAATGGGAGCAAAAGAGTTTTGGGATTTATCAAAAGACATTGGTTCAGATGATGAAGAAGAATATGACCAAAATAAAGGGAAAAAGAAAGGATCTCAAATAACTATTAAAAAGGCGAAATGGTAAAAAAAAAACACACATTATAATATATATACTATCATGGATTCAATACTACCAGTTTTGGAAATAACGGAAACACCAATTACTATTGCTTTAGTGTCAATAGAAATACCTCTCGAAGTTCCTTTAGAGACAACAGAAATACCACTTGAAATACCTCTCGAAGTTCCTGTAGAGACAATAGAAATACCTCTCGAAGTTCCTTTAGAGACAACAGAAATACCACTTGAAATACCTCTCGAAGTTCCTGTAGAGACAATAGAAATACCACTTGAAATACCTCTTGAAATACCTTTAGAAACAACCGAAATACCTCTTGAAATACCTCTTGAAATACCTCTTGAAATACCTCTTGAAATACCTTTAGAAATACCTCTTGAAATACCTCTTGAAATACCTCTTGAAATACCTCTTGAAATACCTATCGAAGTACCTTTAGAGACAACAGAAATACCTCTCGAAGTTCCTGTCTTGACAACAGAAATACCTCTCGAAGTTCCTGTCTTGACAACAGAAATACCTCTTGAAATTCCTGTCTTGACAACAGAAGTAGCTCTTGAAATTCCAGTCCCGACAACAGAAATACCTCTCGAAGATCCTGTCTTGACAACAGAAATACCTCTCGAAGTTCCTGTCCCGACAACAGAAATACCTCTTGAAATATCACTTGAAA